AACCGCTCTCCCGAGCAGGGGCTTTGTACAGCTTCCCCTCTGTGACTAGCACTACGTCCGTTGTCAATGGTTTGTTACGTGCTAACGTGAATAAGAAAACCTATCTTGTTACATGTTGATCGACGCTGGAAATAAATATCTCCAAACTAGGGGAACCAGTCCCGTAGGTGTACGCACCGGAATAAGTGAAAACCATAGTGGTAGCTGTGGCTCTCACAAATTGAGTGGACATCGATCTTGTGGAAAGAATGCCGGTAGTTTGGACGGAAGTGACTACATCTGGTGATCCTATCTCAGCATTCCATGTTAATCCGTTGGCTCCAGTGAACGTTGGGATTGCCATTGAATTCGTGGTTGGATCAATGCATGTAAATACATGCTGCATGAAGTAAGCCACACCTACAACTGCACCAGTAACGGTGATTGTGGTTCCAGTGCATGTAACCGCCAAAGCGCCACTAGATGAAACATTAATTGTTCCAATTGGGTTGGCATTGGTTACTGCTGTTCTGACAATGTGTGCAGAGACAGCTTCGGTAGTCAAATTAGTTAGACTTAGCACTGGTTTGTAGAATTCCACACAATATGTTACCCATAGTTCACCCAACAATTGGTTAGGGTTTCCTTGGGTTGCCAACTGAAAGTTTCCTAGATCAAACAGACGTAGGTCGTCCTCTGTTGGTAAATCTCCTGATCGAACATACAGCTCACTGATAGGAGTTTGACCAGGGTCGCACTCTATTAGGTGTTGCAAAAGCAAAGTGGGTTTGACACTTACTGCAAATTCACTGTTTTCCATCTCCTGTTTACTTGCATAAACTGGATTGTCAGCATTGTAGTTGGTAGCCATAACCACCACACCTGGTGCTCCACTGGTAACAAAATCAGTGATGAGAGGACGAAATTCGAACACCATTCCATGGATCTTATACTGCTGGTAGTTGGCAGCGATTCCTTGTAACCAAGGGAAAGCTGTTGACACTCCAGGGTTTAATGGATAAGATCGGTTAGTGAAGGCGGTCGTGCCGGTGATGTCCTCAATATACTCTCGGTGACAAACGATGTTTGTCGCGTGGGTGGATGAAAATTTGGGCGTATTGCCTTGTAAAACATTGTACTTGGAGGATTGGCCAACTGTTACGTAATCACCAGATCCAAAAATGCTTCCAATTCCGGTGCCGAGCCATTTGCCAATGCTATTACCAAGGTTTTTATTGCCAAATAGACTGCCAGCAGCCCCACCAATGATCCCACCAGTGTCACGAAAAGGAGTGGATTTCCGTGTTTTCTTATTCGCAAGCCGCAAAGCCGCGATTTGCTTTTCCAGAGATTTAGTCCTCTGGGAAACTTGTTTGTTCTTTTTAGTCATTAGTATTGGATGCCACATGACTATGGGACTGTACATGAGATAAGAACTACATATATAGGACCGCCGTGCAGTCTCTTGGCATTTTGATTAGCACTAAAATAATAGTTTTGGGGAATTACCTTATCTCACCCAATGGCTGTTACCCTGCCAGGGTTAATTGTCGAATGGTAGCAAGCGAAATCTAGTGGTATCACTATTGCTTGCAAACGACATTAATCTATATTCATCCTCGATCGCGACCTGACAAGCGGGTGTGATCTTAAAAGCTAGCCAGAACGAGTATCTAGCTTGAGGTGAGATTGCTGATGGTGTACGGTGCATACCTTTTGACATACGTTGCATACCCGTCTCCATGCTTGGGTCGGTCAAAGGTTTGAATCCCTGACCAACTCTTTGGTAAAACGAGTAATACTCTTGCCAAATGGGGAGACCGGCAGTCAATGATAGACCACCCTCCCCAACTGCTGCACACCATCGTCGAAGTACTTTATTGTTATCCAAGGGTTTAATTGCGACCGTATCTTTTGATACGGCAACCCTAGGGTCCCTCACCATAATGTACTTGTTGCCATCAAAGACGGGATGACACTGACAAAATTCAATCTCTTCAAATATATATACTGGATCCTCGACCGTCATCTCAAATCCATGGTCAACAAAGAATGCCCGCAATCCTTGTTGGAAGTTCGGTAATTGTGCCTGCTCCATGATGACAACACAATCGTCGCCATCGTTTGCTAATGATATTTTAATCCCTAGCGTCTGTGTATATTGATACACGAGAGCACACATAATCAAGCAATTACCCAATGCCGTGTTACTATCACCAGACATACGGCATCCTTCAACATTGTAATCAACCCGCCCACCGTTGCACCTTGCAGTGCCGATGTTATTGACTTGCCATGAGAGTAGCTTCGCAAAATGTTTATCACCGGGATAAAACATTTTGTAAATGCTATGCTCCCACTCAAGAGCGGATTTGGACACATGCTGATCGAACCTCTTGGCATCCAGGCCCACAGCAACTGGTGATTTGTACTCACACCAATGCTGCCTCATTACACCACCTCGTTGCTCGGCATTTAAGCCCTTGAACACCGTGGTGGCACCATACACATTGTTTATGGCTTTAAAAATCTTCTTCTCTATAGGCTTAATGTACCTACCGATGGCTACTATATATCTCACATCACGTGGCTGAATGATGCGAGGTGCGGGATTGGGTTTCTTTGTGAAGTTATACTTTTCCGCTTTGATGAATGCTTTAATATGTGCATCCTTCCTGTTAACCCCACGCAATTCCAAGCTTTTAGCGGCAAGTAGATAGTTGACCCTTCTACGACCCACAAATGTCAGCGAAAATTGAATCTCACTCATTGGGGTGGTATATTGAGCCAACTCTCTAATCTTACTGCTAAAAGAGAAATTGCTGTGGTAATTACTGTCAACGGCGGCATGGGGGCGTACAAAGCCCTCACCATAATCAACAAAGAAAACCCTCTCCTTAATTGCGCGTTCTATAGCAGGGAGAGAATTGTTGTAGACACCGTAATCATTGTCATGGGCCATCCCCCAAAAACAAAACATTTTGCGTGTCTTCTCTGGCTTCCCTAAGGTGGTTGTTACCTTCAAGCAGGTGTTGTCAGGGATGCAAGTTTCCTTGCATACAACACCAGGTAACGGCCTCAGGGTGGCCTAACCCATTCGCAAGGGAGGAAGCTGACGCTTCTCCCCGAACCAATTCAGCAACCATGGCCTGTCACGAGAGTGATAGCCATGCTGGTGTCGCTGAATGCGGTCCACAAATTCAGGTGCTTGTTCCATCTGCTCATACATCGCTTCATCTTCACGTGGTGTGAAAACAAAGACGAGAGCAGCAGCTAGAATAGCAGGTTGATGTCCTAAGCGAACATTGTCCTTCTTCATTTGCTTGGCAAAATAGTGGCGGGCCACAAGGGCGTTGGAGGCATTACGCTCACCAACACCAGGGCAATCAAGCTTACACATGATTGCAAGTTTGGATGCATAACGATGTCGAATTTGTTTATTGGATGGCACCACTGCCCGTCCAAAATCACCATACGACATGGTTGATGGGTTGACGATGCTTGGTGGTGATACCAGATCAACACATTCGTCATCCAAAGCTAGGATAGCGTCAGTCACAAGCGCCTGCGCTTGACTACTGATGCGTCCTTTCATCCACCACTTATAAATGTGATGAGTGATCCCGAGATCAAACATCTTCCAATTAATAGATATACTCAAGCTATTGTTTGAATATTGGCCGGGAGTGGTGTACCCGACCGAAGATTGATTATTAACAAAATATGGTGACATTGTGATAGCTAAGTGTGACATAATTGAGAATAAAAGGTTGCCCTTCGCGGGGCC